GTGGGGTTCAAATTAAGAACTATAAGGTCTTTTAGTTTAAGTGGGTATCTATCTAAATCACTTAAAGTTGTATCTAGTTGGAACTGCATGTTAAAGCCTATACGACCATAACTTGCTTCTCTTTCTAATAAATCTTTTTCATCAAATCTTTGTGGGTCAGTAGCTTTACCTACAAGGTCATGTTCCCATGTGTTTGCAATAATAGGTGCAAGACTAGAACCATAAGATTTTAATTGTTTCTCACTAGGGTATCTAGCTGTCCAATATCTTATCTTATATCCTCTTTCTTGTAGCTTATTATAAATACTTTGTTCTGTTTGGGGTGTACCTAGAAATATAGTTCTAGAACCTTCTGGTTTAACAATAGCTTCAAACTCTTTGATTGCTTCTCCAAGTTTATCTCTCATAAATTGTGTCTGAGTATTACCTGAAGTTTCAATATCGTCAGCAATAATTAAGTCTGCTCTACTACCAGTTAGCTGTGAAGTTATACCTAAAGATTTAACTGAAGGTTGGTGTGATGCTAACGCAGGTGCAACATCAAAACTAATCTTAGATTGTCGTTGGTCACCTTTTGGTTTTAAGTGGAGAAGTATTGGCATCTCCGATAGCAGTCTTAAACAAAACGTACTAAAATCATCTGCTCTATTTTTAGAAGCAGAGACAACCAATATATTTATTTGTGGGTCAAGAAGTAATCTCCATAAGACATAAGTTGAAGTAATCCAACTTTTACCTACTCCTCTAAACGCACTTATAATTGTACGTTTATCTCCATTAGCAATATAGTCTGCGATTGAATATTGCATTGTACTGGGTGCAGGAAGTCTTAAATGCTTCCATGCAAGGTAAAGAAAATTCCTGAAATCTTTCAGTTTTTCGTGCATAAACCCTTGTTTTTATTAGTTATTTTTAACTAGTTTCTTTTCTGCAAATGGTAGTTCATTTACTAATTCACCTAATGGATTATCATTTGTAGGTAATCCATCAATACCATTATCTTTTAGAAACTGTCTAGCAACATTAAGGTCACTAGCTTTCACATCTTCGTCTTTTACTTTCTTTAGTAGCTGTTCTGCTAGTATTGAATGTAGTTCTATTAATTTATCTTTACTCATTTTTTCTTCTTCTTTTTTGGTGCATCTGAAATAAATCTATCAAATAGATAACCCATAAAGTTGTCTACTATTCCAAATAATTTATAAAAAAATTGGTCAATCATGGTGTGTGATATTTCATTAAAGATGCTTCACTTTTATCTTTTAGTTCTTTTTCTAATTTTTCTATTTGTTTTCTTAATTTACCATTTAATTTTTTATGTTCTGAATTTATCATTTTTAAATTAGAAACTTCTTCATCTAATCTATCAATGTCATTTTTTAAACCATCAACTGTTTGTCTGTTAATTTTACTTTCGTTTTCGTAAGTAGGGTCTTGTAATTCTTCAACAAAATCTTTATGTGACTTTACCATTTTTTACAACTCCAATATCTTGCAGACAGTTTATCTTTAGCTGTATCGCATTTGTGTCTTGCTCTAAAACTCTTTCTATTTTTAGGGTTAGATTTTTTAATGGTCATGTTTGCATCACCATATCTAATAAGTTTTACACTCTCACCAACTTTAGCTAATACAGAAAATTTTTTACTTTTAGTTCTGTCTCTTTTAGGTTTGTTATAACCAGAGAAAGTTTCTCCTCTATACTCTATAGACATACTATTCTAATATTAATTTTTTAATAGATTTTGCACCCATGTAAATTTCTGTTTCTGCCATAGATTTTATACATTGGTATTCAATATGAGACTTGGTTTCTCTCATAGCAATTCTTTTACCTTTTAAACAATCTGACATACTTTCTTGTATTCTGTGTTCTTTTATCTCTCCATTGATAATTAATAAAAGAGCAATAACAACTTCAGTAAGATTTTCCATTTTGTCTAACCTTGTCTTTTAATATTTCTATATCTTCTAATGCTTTATCTAATTGTGTTTTAAGAAATTCTATATTGACTTTATTAGTCATATTCATTTCTTGTGTAGACTGTAATTTTTCTACTGTTTTATAAAGGTCTTCCAATAAAAAATGTTGTTCTTGGTCAGTAGGTACTTGCTCAGATTTTTTAAGTAAATCATTTTCAAATAATTCTCTAGAAGTTTCTAACGAAGTAAGTCTACCTGTAAGTTCAGTGTATGCAATTACACCTGCTACTACGCCAAAAATTATCATAGCCATATTACGAATTGGCATACTTACAGATGTATTTTCACTAATTTTCATTTAATATATTTACCTTTGTTAGTACCTTGTTTAATAAGATAACCTCTAGTACCATTACCATTAATATCTACTTCTTTTCTTAAATTCTTAAATACGTTTTTTTCTTTTAGTTCTTTTTCAATTCTTTTTTTGAAACTTTCTAAAACCTTTACATCTCTCATACACTTGCACTAATATCTTTACACATAAATTTTATAGCTAATGAATTTTTTTCAATTTCGTCTTTGTCATACATTTCTGTTAAATGTCTGTATGAATAAAGATAACCTTTAGTTATACATTCATAATAACTTGTAAATTCTTGGTTAATGACTTGGTCTTGTTTGCAATAAGGTTGTGGAGATAATGAGCAAATATAAAGTATTAATACATATTTCACTTAAACTGAAAAAATCCTATTAGTCCGACAATACAAGTTCCAATAGCAAGGATAACTTTAAGTCCACCCTTACCCATAGAAACATCTTGTCTTAACGACTTAACTTCTCGTTTCATTTCTTCTAAAGTTTTTAAAATATTATTCATGCGTTCAGCACAAAGTTTCTCATGTGAAGAAAGTCTAACTCCAGTAGCGACTTCGCTATATTCTTTTGGAGTTATCTTTTTTCTAGGCATTATGGTTTAGGTGTATCTGCTTTCACTTTAGCAATAGCATCTTCCCAGTTAGTAGTACCATTAACTTTATCCCAGTATTGCATATCTAACTGTTCTTGTATTGATGGATAAACTCTATCTCTTTGATATTGGTTAGCATCATACTCTGCTTGTAGTTCTGTCAACTTAGCTTCTATATCTTCTTTTGATATTGGCGTTGTTCCATTGTGCCATTCTATTTCATTTACGTCATTATCTTTAACAATAAAACTAGCATCAGGATTAATTTTGTGTATTGCTTTTGCTACGTCTATCATGAACTTAACTCCAATATTGATATTGTTGATACTGCTTTATAGGCATCACTAGAACTTGCTCTATTAACATAAACTGTTTGACCACTTCCTGCAGAAATTCTCAAAGTATAATTTAATTGACTTGTAGTGTTTGGACTATCAATAAATGTTTGCGACCAAGTTTCCATTGTATAACTATTTCCATTTTCTTCATCTAAATCTTTAACATTACCAGTTGAACCAAAATGACCAGATATTGCTTGAACAGGAGATAAATTATTATATCCAGATAATTCTTTATACAAAAAGATTGCTCCATTAGGATTAGTTGAACTCCAGTTAATAGTAGGTGTTATAATAAATTTACTGCTTGTAGATGATGGAGTAATATTTGGAGATTGAATGGCAGTTGTTGTTGAGCCAGAAACGGATTTTGAAGTTGTAATTACATTTGAATAGTAGTTAATTACCTTACCACCTAAACCAGTTGGTAAAGCTGTTATTCTAGCAGTAGGTATTGTTCCACTTGTTAAATTACTTGCTGAAAGATTTGTTAAATCTACATTACTATTTAAAGCTGTTGCAGGTAATCTAGCGTCTGCTATAGAGCCAGTTAATTTACTAGCTGATAAATCTGCTATTCTTGCATCAGCAAAAGTACCACTTGTAATTTTACTTGCAGGAATATCTGGAATATCGTCTACTGTAAAACCACCAGATATTATATTTGCTAAATCTCTTGCTTTTGTCATATTCTATTTACCTCGCTGTACATGGTACGTTGTTAGTTCCTACTAGGGGTGCAGATGCAAATGCCATGTAGATATTAGTTTCACCACTATTATTATAATTTGACCCAGTACCTCTCCATTTAAAACCATTTGAAAGAATATCAACTATATCCAATGTATTCTCTGCTCCATTTGTATCTGGAAATAATCTATTATTATCAACATTATAACCTTCTCTTTTGTTATCTAAAATATTCCATGAACCTGCATTATCTATTCTTTTTTGTAAAATAAACGCAGGTTTAAATCCTGTGTAAACAAATGTTCCATCAGTAGAACCATTACCAGTATAAGAACCAAACTTGCTATAACCAGTTTTCTCTGCGAAAGCATAAATTATTGTTTTATTACCAGTATGATTTGAGTTAGCATTAAAACCAATATTAATTACTGAACTTGTTACTGGTGTTGAAGTATTCCATAAAGAACCATCATTAGTTCCAACTGCTCCTGTGCTTTGTAATTCTAAATATTTATTTGATGCTAAACTTTTATGGTAAGTGTACCATGCAGTTGTTGAAGAATATCCATCATCTGTATATCTTTTCATAATAAACATAGATGGCTCTACACCT